CAGCGCCGCCCTCCGCGCAGAAATCAGGAAGACCGCCAGCGGACGCGCCCTCCTCACAAAGCGCGAAGCCCGCGAGCACTACAGCGCCCGCGAGACCGAGCCGGAAGCCGTCACACCTGCCCGCCGCCTCGTTGACCCGGCCAGCCCCGGCCCGGAAGCCGCCCTCCTTCAGACAGACCGCATCGCCGCCGTTTTTGCCGAGCTTGACCCCGGCCAGCTTGACCGCGCAGCGGCCCTCGCCCGGGAAGTGTACGCCGGAGCATTCAAGAAGGACGGCCAGCCGAACCTCCGCGACGCTGCCCGCCGCGCTGGCATCCCGCAGCGGACCGCCCTCCGCACATGGGAAGCCCTGAAAGCCGCCGCAAAGATCGCCCGCGCCATTGACCGCGACGACGCCCGGACGGAAGCCCGGATCGAGAGCGACGCCCGGACAGCAGCAGCAGCCGACGCCCGACGCGCCGACGCTGCCGAGGCGAGACGCGCCGACGCCCTCCGCGCCATGGAGACGGCCCCCTCCGGCGCTGTCCGTTTCACCGTCGGACGCCCGGACCGCCTCGCCCGGACCGCCAAAGCCGCCAGCAGTGAAGACCTGCAGAATCTCCTCCGCGCCCTGTTTTACAACGCCGCCGATTGACCCCCGGCCCGATCCCCCGCCCCCCGGCCCTCCGCCGGGGGTATTCTTATGCCCGGGAAGGGGGAAGGGGGGAAGATTATAGAAGGGGGGAAGGGAGAAGGGAAAAGTATGCCCCTATACCTACCGTGGACAGAGAAAGAGAGAACGCGCCCGAACACGCCCACCCGGAGACCCGGAGAGAGGAAAGCAGCCCGGCCCGGAGAGAGGACGACCTGCGCCCCACCCCGGGAAGCCGTCGCAGGGAGACCGCCCGCGCCCGGTCCGGCCTCGTGCGGTGGTTACGCCGATAAACCCGGCCCGAAAGGCCCGCCGCCCCCCTTTCGGAAACGGAGACCCCGCGCCAAAACCCGCCGCGCCGCTTGCACCCCTACCTATCCGCCTATTTGATTTCCGCCGATATTTTTTCTATGCTGCCGTGAGGCGCACCCAGGCGCTGCGCTTTGCGTTTTTGATCGCAGGCTGGGAGTTTGGGCGTTGATGGGAAAAGCGTCTTGAAAAGCATTCTGATGCGTCAGGAGATAAATGTTGCGCGTGGGGGTTGACAAAGTTGCGCAGGGTGTGGTAGGGTATAGGTGTTCCATTAAGGGGCTGCGGGTCGGCTCGATGGACTTCCTTTCTTTACGGGTACAGTTCCGGGCGTTCTGAGGCGTCTGGCGTCCGGGGCTGTATCCGAAAAAATTACGCGGTCGCTTACGCGACGGCAGAGTGGTGTCACGAAATCCGCGAGACTTAAAGTGCTGTGTGAGGATCGAGCCGCCACAATATGCTGTTGTAGTATAGCGGGAATACATCCGTTTCGTAAGCGGAGGAGGAAAGTTCGACTCTTTCCAACAGCTCCACGCCGTCATAGCTCAGTTGATTAGAGCATTGGTTTTGTACTCCAAGGGTCGAGGGTTTGAATCCTTCTGACGGCTCCAAATGCTTGCGTACAGTAATGGTAACTGCCCGGTCCTGAAAACCGAGAGTGGATGGAAGTCCATGTGGGTTCAAATCCTACCGCAAGCGCCAGTCTGGGAACGGTCACAAAGAGATGGGTGTTGCAATCCGTTATGTGCGGTAAACGCAGGGGTGTGACTATGGGGTGCGTGTGGTTTTCGTGCCTTTATAATGTGCGGTGTCCCTGATGGAGAACCGAGCGTTGCGGTAGCGCTTCAACGCAACGTAAGGGTGCAGGCTCATCACCTGCTCACCGCCCCATACGCAACGTGGCTCGGATGGTAAGAGGTCGGTTCGCTAAACCCAAGCCGGATGAAAGTCCGAAAAGGTTCGATTTCTTTACGTTGCGCCAGTCGAATTAAATAGTATGTCTGGTGGCTTTTCGTTCATTGTTGGCCCTCCTTTCTTAAAGGGGAACGCTCATCGTTGCGGCGGTGGGCGTTCTTCTTTTTTCTTGACGGATTGGATGCCTTGTGGTATATTGATTATGCGGTAAGGTTTTTCCATTGGCCGAGCCGCACATCCTTTTGCCCGCCACTCTCCGCTTGGGTGGCGGGTTTTCTTCGTCTATGGGGCTGCGTTGAGTCGGGCTACCGGCAGCATGGGGGCGGGTACTCCCCGGCAATCCGCCACGTTTTTACCGATGAAGGTTAATCTGAAGTCCACTTTATTTTCTCCACGAATTACACTTTAGGTATAACTACTGGAGATAAAGTGCCAAATTTGCACTTTGGAATTGCACTTTAACATAGTACCGCCCCCACTTACAAAATCTAAAATGGCACTTTGGATCTACCTTTAACGGGGTAGGTCTTATTTTTTTATAAAATTTTCCCCCATTAACGCGAAATTTTTAATAACGACGTTCCGAAACCGCTTGACATTCTACATATAATCCTTCCGATAGGGAAACCCAAGACCTCATGATTCTGTTAGGGAAGGAGACCGCGCCACCCATGATCGAGATTCGCAACGAAGACTGCCGTAAGACCATGCTAACTACCCCCCTCCACTCGGTTGACATAATTTTAACGTCACCATTTTATAACACGAATAAGAAAGCGGGGAGGGGGCGCACGTTGGAAACATCAAGGGCGAAGAACGGACAGTACGATTACGTCAGGTACGACACCCATGTAGACAACATGACGGACGAAGAGTATGCGGACTTCACCGTGGAGCTGTTCAGCGGGTTCGACCGCGTTCTGAAAGAGAATGGCGTTGTACTATACAACATCTCCTACGGTTCTGAAAACCCGTCGTGCCTGTTCATGGCGATCAGCGCAGTAATTGGACGGACTCCGTTCATGTGCGCGGACACGATTGTATGGAAGAAGCCGACCGCGCTGCCCATATCCACTTCCCCAAACAAGCTGACGCGGATATGTGAGTTCGTGTTCGTGTTCTGCCGCAAGACGGAGCTTATGACCTTCAAGATGAACAAGCGGGTCACGAGCTATCGAAAGACAGGGCAGGCCGCGTATGAATGCTTCTACAACTTCATTGAGGCCCCGAACAACGACGAGAGTTGCCCGTACAACAAGGCGACATACAGCACGTCCCTCTGCGAACAGCTTCTTCGGCTATATGCCGTTGGTGATGACGTAACGGTATATGACCCGTTCATGGGTAGCGGCACGACAGCCGTTGCCTGTCAGCGCATGGGCCTGAACTGCATTGGAAGTGAGATAAGCGAGAACCAAGTCAAGTGGGCATACGACCGGTTGAAGCGCGACGCCGCAGGTGCAGCGGACGTAAACCCCGACGACTTCTTTGAATCGCTGATATAGGAGAGACCCATGGGATTGACACACCTCAGTTTATTTTCAGGAATCGGCGGTCTTGACCTCGCTGCTGAGTGGGCGGGCTTTGAGACTGTCGGGCAGTGCGAGTGGGCTGACTACCCCACGAAGATCTTGGAGAAGCACTGGCCAGACGTGCCACGTTGGAGAGACATTCGGACACTGACGAAGGAGAGCTTTTATGAAAAAACAGGTCGAAGGACAGTTGACGTTATCTCAGGTGGTTTCCCCTGCCAGCCATTCAGTGTTGCCGGGGACAGACGAGGCACGGAAGACGACCGTTACCTCTGGCCTGAAATGTTTAGAGTCATACGAGAACTCCGGCCCACTTTCGTCCTTGGTGAGAATGTGCCTGGGATCGTCGATTTGGCACTCGACCAAGCGATTGCTGACTTGGAAAGCGAAGGTTACGAAGTCCAATGTTTCCTTGTTCCAGCTTGCGGTGTCGATGCCCCGCACAAAAGGGAACGAATCGCTATTGTGGCCCACGCCGTCAACGGGAGCCGCGCTCTGCGGCGGGACGAGGAACTTCAAACACCTACAGGAGTTCGCGGACGCGGGGATCATCACGGAGGAGGAACGCCGCAATCTCTCTCAGGGGAACGGCGGGAAAACGAACCCGGAGTTTTTGGAGTGGCTTATGGGATACGAACAGAGGTTCACCGACCTGATCCCGACGCCGACAGCGACGGATTACCGAGGCGGAGCACTGAGCCGCTATTGGACGACGCAGAGAGAGAGAGAGAGAGACGCGGGGGTACGACGGATTGCTGCGCAGTCTGATCGAGGTCTCTCCGTTTGGGAGAATTGGATACCTGAACCCGGAGTACGAAGAGTGGCTGATGGGATACCCAATCGGGTGGAGCGAATTAAATGCCTTGGAAACGCGGTAGTCCCGCAGCAGTTCTATCCGTTCTTTCTGTTCATGCGAGTAATGATAGAGGAGGAATCATGCCGGAATCAATAACCTACAACATGGACTGCATGGAGTTCTTACGAAAATGCCCAGATAAAGCGTTCGATCTTTGCGTTTGCGATCCGCCATACGGCGCAGGCTTCACGGAGGGCGGCGGTTGCAAAGGGTGGTTCACCAAGTACCACCAAGACAGTTCACAGACTCTTAATGTAGAGAGAGAGAGAGAGCAAAGCCCACCGCAGTATAACCGATTCGGAAGCCCAGGCTCTCGATTTGAAAAGTACAAGCGTTTCCCGGACGGGCGGGACGTGGGCGGAGAAGTACGGAAAAAAATCATAGCGTGGGACGTAGCGCCGGGACAGGAGTATTTCGAGGAACTGTTCCGCGTCTCACGGAACCAAATCATCTGGGGCGGGAATTATTTCCCTCTCCCGCCGACAAGATGCTTTTTGGTATGGCGCAAACTGACGATCTCCGAGAGCTTCACGATGGCGATGGCCGAATACGCATGGACGAGCTTCAATTCCAATGCCAAGGTCTTTGAGTTCCCGCCGCAGGGGAAAAAGGGCGACAGCAGGTTTCACCCGACGCAGAAGCCCATTGAATTGTATTCATGGGTATTCAATCTGTTCGCAAAGCCCGGAGATAGAATCCTCGACACACACCTTGGGAGCGGCAGCAGCAGAATAGCTGCCTACGATGCCGGGTTGGATTTTGTTGGCTGCGAAATTGACCCGGTGTACTTCAAGGCAGAAGAAGAGCGCTTTCAAAAGCACATACAACAGCACAGCATATTTGACGCCGACTACGGCATGGCGGAACAGACAGGACTATGGGAGGAAAAGATTGATGCTGAAGACTGACCTTCTCTATGGCGACTGCCTCGAACTTCTCCCGGAGATCGCAGACAGAAGCATCGACATGATTTTCACCGATCTCCCTTATGGCTCGACCAAAAACACCTGGGATCACGTTGTCGATTTGGACGCTCTATGGAAAGAGTATGAGCGGGTCATAAAGGATAACGGCGTCATTGCGCTTTGGGCGCAGTCTCCCTTCGATAAGGTTCTGGCATGCAGCAACTTGAAGCATTACCGCTATGAGTGGGTGATCGAGAAAACGTCGGCCACCGGGTTCCTGAACGCCCACAAAATGCCGATGAAAGCTCACGAGCAAATCCTTATCTTCTACAAGAAACTGCCTACGTACAATCCGCAAATGGAGCACGGCCACGTCAGAAAGGTATCGACCGCACAGCATAAACGTAACTCAAAGGTTACGACCAACTACGGCAAGCACGGCCTGACGAGCTATGACAGCACGGATAGATACCCGCGTGACGTGCTGCGGTTCAAGTGGGACAAACAGAAGTCATCCCTATCTCCTACACAAAAGCCGGTGGCTGCGTGTGAGTATATGATTCGCACCTATACCAACCCCGGCGATGTTGTCCTCGATTCCTGCATGGGGAGCGGAACCACCGGCGTCGCTGCCGTCGGCCTTGGCCGAAAGTTCATCGGCATTGAAGTCGATCCCGAAATGTTTGAGATAGCCGACAGGAGGATAAGTGCTTGCTATGGCAACAATCCGCAAGATTGATCTGATGCACCGGGAGTTTGGATTCAGCCCCGGAAATAAATGCAAGACGTGCGACCATTTCTTGCATGGGCGATACCGCTCACGCTATCTGAGCAAATGCGAGGTGTACGGTTGCACTCACAGCGAAGCTTCCGACTGGAGTGGCCGGTACGATGCCTGCGGAATGTACAACCAGGAATACAACGGCAATGAAATCATCCGGCTGGTGAAGGGCTATCCGACACCGCCGGACGAAATAGAAGGACAGGATACACTATTCTTAGGGGGATATGAATGACTGAGAAGGATTATGAACTCCAAGAACTCCGCAGACAGAATGCGGAGCTGAAAGAAACACTCCAAAAGATGCATGAAGAAACCAGAAAGATGCTGAAGGCGGCGCTGAAGGACCTGGACTATGTGCTGTGTCAGTACGAGATGTGTCCAATCTGTGCCTACGCCGATTCCGGCTGCGACCCAGATCATGGGGACTGCGTACCGAAGTGGAGAGGGCTTGTGTAATGGCTCAAAAGGTTAAGGTTAACCCCAACAAAATCCCAAAGACCGCCGCCGATGTTCTCCGGGCTTACGACAACGGAGTGGAAGCCGGTGCGAAGATGATGCTCGATCTCATGGTTTACACTATCGGCTGCGACATGGAAATGCCCGACGAATGGCTGGACAAATTCCATGAGCGGTTCATGAAGAACATGGACTGCCACATCAACGGAGAGCTTACCGCTTACGATATGCGGAAGACCGCTTATTTTGAAAAAGGATGGGAGGTAGAACTCAAATGATTACCAACGACCCCAATACTATCACCGGTACTGGCACTGCCTGCAACTTCACCACCGCCTGCGCTTACAAGCTCCCCTGCGGTCTGTGCCGCCTGCTGATGAGCCAGTGCCCAAAAGACACATCGTACCCCAATATCACATGGACGGCGAGTGACCATACCATCACAAACCCGACAAAAAGGGCCTATAACGGCGGTGATGAACAATGACTAATGGGTGGATTGATCCAAAGGAGAGTCTCCCGGAACCGTTTGAAAGTGTCCAGGTGTATATCCCGACTCAGTATCCTTTCCCCAGGGTAAGAGAGGGATTTATCGTGCCAAAAGGAGATACCCCTTTCGCTTGGTACGTCCCCGGCCTGCGGGAGAAGTTCCCAATGGAAGAGTTCATCGTCGCATGGAAACCGTTTAGCAAACCGCCGAGGGGGACCTAATTATTGGACGAAGATAAACCTATCGAAATCTATAACGCCTTTATATGGGCAAAGCATTGGTGGCAGCGTCGGTGCGGTGTGCTCTATATAGACACCCCGGACTATAAGGCAGACAATATTCTGGAACGATATGGTGTAAGGATAAAGTACCTCAATGACTACGCCAGCCCAGAAAGTTACTACATCATTGTTTCTGCCAAGATCCCGGAAAACGAGTTGGAAGCGTTTCTTTCGGCTATGGACGATCTTCAGAAACTCATGCTGATATCCGGCCACTTAGACTACGAGAAGTTTTGCCGAAAAATAAGACACTGGATTGAGGAGGATATGTCTGATGACAGACAATGAATTAAAGGCCGCAGCGGTCGGAATTATAACCTACTGCTACATTGAGCAGACTGGCCACGCCCCAGCGCTTGACGATGAGTCGCAGATTATAGAGGCGGAAGCTTACCTTAATGACGCAATCTTTGACAAGACATTGGAATTATGTTCCTTGGCCGATATGGATTCCATCGAACTCTTCAGGGAGGACGAGCAATGACCGGGGAAGAGTACGCCGCCATAAAGCGGAGAGAGCGGCGTCGGGAATACTACCGAAAAAACCGGGAGAAAATTCTTTCCCGCAACCGGGAATACTACCGAAAAAACCGGGAGAAAATCCGTATATATCATACAGCCTATATGCGTGAGTATCGGCTGCGAAACCATAAAAAACCAGAAGAAAAAGATTAAGCATAATGCCCAAGGATTTTTGTCTTTGGGCATTTTTATATCCCCAAGGCGGATTTTTCTTCCCCATTTTCTGCACGGAAGTGGTTTTTCTTCCCACTTTCTTCCCCAAGATTTTGAACACTTTTAACTATTTTTGTACACCGCAATTGTGTTAAATGACGAAAGCAAATAGAACATTATTTTTAATTAATAGTATCAAAATGTTCAGAAAAATGCAAAAACCGCCACAAATCTTATGATTTGTGGCGGCAAATGTTGTGGAGCTGGATGCGAGACTCGAACTCGCGACCTCATGATTACGAATCATGATGCCCCATCGCTAAACCCATTGATTTTCCTACATTTTTTAAGCCTCAGAATTTTTCTGCGCACTATTCTGCACAGAGACCTCTTTCGTCAAAATGCCGACAGCGCGGACTGCATCGGCCTTTCCGGTGTCCACATAGATGTTCGCCGTGGTGGTGATGTCCGCGTGGCCCATGAGGTATTTCGTTACTTCTATCGGGACATTCCCCCTTTGCATATCGGTGCCGAAGGTGTGGCGCAGACTGTAGGTCACGATGTCCGGGGACAGGCGGTGTCCGTTCCTCGGCTTGGACGGATCGTTAGGGTCGGGATATAACGGCGTACCGTCATACTTGAGGTCGGAAGGGTCGTAGATATGCCCACGGCCATCGTATTCAGCACCCATCTCTATATCCCACTGGCGGACAAAAGACTTCCAGTAGACCTTGAGCGCCTGCCGGGTGAGCATACCGCCGTCCTTTTTAGCGAAGAGGAAAGCCGAATCGTCTTTCACTGAAACGTAATTCAGCAAGTCCGTCACGATATCGTGATCTTCCCTGTCGTTGATGACGGTATAGCGGATGCCGGATTCCGTCTTCGGTGTACTGACGGTGTAAGTACCTGTTTCCACCGCCTGCGAGATATGGACTATCTTCTGATCGAGGTCAAGGTCTGCCACTTTTACGGCGGCGAGTTCATTCGGTCTGACGCCAGTTGACAGAAGAAAACGGAACAGAAGCCCGTGAGGATTCACAAGAGCCGCCCTGTGGAACGTTTCCCTTTCTTCAGCGGTGAGCGACCGCCTTGCGCCTTTCACCGCCGCTGGAAGCGTAAGAGATGCCGAGGGGTCAAATGCAATAAGCCTATCGTTGAACGCCTGCCGGAACATGGCCCTGATCGTGATACGCAGCTTGGTGACATGAGAGAACGAGCCGTCCTTGCAGTCGTTGAGTATCTTCTGGAGATGTGGTGGTTTCACCTGACGCAGACGAAGGTTCCCCGCCTCCGGCACGATGTAGTTCCGGCATAGCTGTTCATACTCCTTGTAGGTGGCCTCGTTCATCGTACCGCGCAGCTTCGGCTCACCGGGCTTCCGAACCTTCGGCATAATATATGTCGATAGCCAGGTATTCGCCCATGCCTTTACGGTCATGTCCTGACTCGCCCCGGCTTCACCGCGCTTGGCAGCCTCGATCTTCTGGTAGAGCCTGCGGTACGCTTCTGCTTCCGTCTTACCGCTTGCCTGATACCGCTCACCATTGTAGGTGTCAGATACCCGGACGTACTGATATTTTGTTTTCGGTTTATCGTCCGGCAAAGCGCATACCTCATATCACAGCCGCCCGTCGGGGCGGCTTTTTTATTTATATGTCCTCAATCTCCTTGATCGGTTTTCCGTTCCAGAAGTCCTCGTCCTCAATATGCTTCCGTTCGTGGTCAAAAATTATTTTTGCCTTTTCCATATTCGACAGCAACCGCGCATCAAGGTAGATAGAATATCCATCGTCATCCTGGTTAGGAATTACAGCCCCGCCGTCTGTCCCGTTGTCCTTTGGGAACGGAATCCAAAAAACATGATAGTCCGCTCCGGGAATGTAGGTCAATCCTTATTTCCTCCTTTAATATCTGCCAGCCAGTCCGCAAGTCTGAGTACCTGCGCCTCAGTCATATCCTTGGTGGCTGACAGTAACGCCCTGCGCCCCGGCTGATTCCGAAGCGCCTCAAGAGCGTTGGCCAGCCCGTCTTCCGAAGACGCACCGTTTGGGGCTTCATCTTGGACAACTTTGCCACTTCCCGCTTTTTCGTATCCCGAAAGTTCGCCGACCGTTACGCCAAAGTAATCAGCCAGACTGAACAACGTAGTCCCACGAGGCATAGCACCCTTTGACCACCTGGTTACAGCCGACTTATTGATCCCAATTTTCCTTGCAACAGAGCTTGGGGACTCGCCCCTTTCGGCGCACAAACGCAGAAACTCGTCATAAAACATAAAAACACATCCCCCTTTTTATGCACAACGCCGAAGTTGCTTTTAAGCACCCTAAAGGGGTTGACAATAGGCAACCTTTGTGTTAGATTATGCTCGTAAGTTTTCTTCATACGGCAAAACAAAACCAAGCCCCGGCAGATGCTACCCGTGCGTTGTGTAAATGATTTGTCTGGCGACATCATATTAACACACATGAGTAACAAATGCAACCCCAAAATGTTGGGATTGGTGAGTTATGCGGTACTAAATGATGGAAGGAGGGAGGATATGCCGCCTGAAGAGCTGAAAAAGGCGGTCAAGCATCGGCTCATCGACCTGGGCATGACGCAGAGACAGCTCTGCAAAGCCGTTACGGACAGAACCGGGCGCTACTGCGATAACGCCACCGTCAAGCGGGTACTGGACGGCACGACCAAGCGGACGCCGATCCGTGAAGCTATCTGGGAGATCCTCGATCTGCCCAAAGAATAACACCGCCGATGTCCGTTAAGACGGACTGCGAAGAAAGGAAGGAGAAAAGTCCGTTGGACATTATCGTTGATCCTCGGTTTCGTGACAAGATACCGAAGCCGAGCGAGGAAGAACGCCGCAGGCTGGAAGAGAACATCCTGGCTGACGGCTATGTAAGGGAACCCCTTGTTCTTTGGAAAGGCAAGAACATCCTCGTTGATGGGCATAACCGTTGGGATATAATCCAGCGTCACTCGGAAATCCCATACGAAACTGTCGAGCAGGAGTTTGGGAACGAGTGGGATGTAATCGCATGGATATGCCGAAATCAGCTCGGACGCCGGAACATCAGCAAGGTTGTGTACGACAAGCTGATTCAGGAAGAGCATGATGCCATCCAAATGGCAAACGGCGGTGACAGGCGTTCAGCGGTTTTTGCTGGGAACAAATCAGTTGGTGAAAACCCCCAACTGAAATCACAGGAAGCCAGGGCAGTTGTTGCTCACGAGCATGGCATCACCGAAAACGCTGTCCGATCAGCGGTTGAGTTTGGTCGTGGGCTGGATGCTGCCGAAGCTGCCGTTCCTGGGTTCAAGGACGAAGTTCTGTCTGGGGAAACCAAAGCCAAAAAAGGCGAGATTTCCGAGATGCGGAACATGGAGCCGGAACTGATTGCCAAAAAGGTCGAGGAAATCCGAAACCCCAAACCCAAGGTATCGTTCCCCTCTGCCCGTGGCAAGCACAGCCATGCGAAGACCGAAGCCGAGCGAGAGATAGAGGAGATGGCTTCACGCAAGACGGACAAGACCGCCGTGATAAAGTACGGAATCGAAGATCTGCTTGAGGAACTTCGGATGATTCAAGAGGACTTTATCGAAAAATACTACCGGGTATTAGACCTGCATATGGACATAGCTGACCGCAACACCCGCAGGGTCAACGCCCTCATGAAAAAATTTGACCAAGACTGGAACGAAGTAAAGGAGAAGGTCCAATGAAAGATTCCCGCGCATTCCAGACGGAATACAAAAAGATCAACACGAAGTTCCTGGTGGTAGATGACCTCTACCAGCGGACTATCGACAGCCACAGGGTCAACAAGATGGTCGAGGAGTACGATCCCAACCTTGTGAACCCCATTAAGGTGAGCTTCCGAGACGGAAAATACTGGGTCATCGACGGCCACCATACCATGCAGATGCTGATTCGCAAGAACGGCAACAACGATCTTCCCGTAGAGTGCAAGGTGTTCTACGGAATGACCTGGCTCGACGAGGTGAATATGTTCCTCGCCCAGAACGGCAAGTTCGCCAGAGCGGTTAACATGAACGATAAGCTCCGCGCCAAGATGAACGCTGGAGACCCCGAGGTGACACAGATGGTAAAGCTGGCGACCAAGGCTGGTTTCATCATCGACTTCAAGGGAAGCAAGGGAGACAACAAGATTGTCGCCCTTTCCACCCTGATGCGTGTCTACGCCGCCCTCACCACAGAGGAGTATGTAGACTATCTTCACCTTCTGAAAAAAACCTGGGGTGGTGCGTCCGAGAGCCTCTGCCGGGAGATTCTTCAGGGAACCTATGTGTTCTACCAGACCTACAAGGGGCAGTTCAAGCAGAAAACCTTTGTGGATCGGCTCAAGAAGATTTCCCCTTACGCCATCGTGCGGGATGGAAAGGTTTCCAACGCCCCCGGTGCTTCCAAGTATGCAAGGCAGCTTCTCGGTTACTACAACTACCGGGCCAAAGACCGCCTGCCCGATCTTCTGTAACCCATGCCGAGAGTTTCGATTAATCCAAGCCGAGCGATTCGTGACAGGGAACATACCCTGTACGAACGCTACGGCGGATACATGACCACCGCCAACGTGATGAAGGAGCTGGGGGTTAGCAGGGGTACGGCGATGAAGTTCACCGCCGACCTCCCCTCCTACTCCCCCACCGGGAAGAAGATGTTCGATATCACGGATGTGGCGAGGAAGCTGGAGTCGGGGCGAACGCCACCGGAGGGAACATGAGATATCTTGACTTTAATCAAGTCCATGCGGTCAGGCCGTGGGACAGCCCATACGCTTCCCAGTTTGCCGACCCGCATCGTGACCGCAAGCGCGTTGCCAACCAAAAGGATATTGACGAGTGCCTATCATGCCCCAAGCCTCGCTGCACCAACTGCAAGCGCTATGCGAGGGCCGTCTGATGGGAACCGTCTATGAGGAACACAGCAACCGGGAAGACTGGCTGAATGCCAGGGGCGGTCATATCGGAGCGTCGGAAGCGGGAGCAATCCTCGGCTACGGCTTCATGTCCAAGATGGACTTATGGAAGCTGAAGACTGGGAGAGCCAAGGCAAAGGACTTGTCCGACAACGATGCCGTGTCCTACGGAAATAGGGCAGAACCTGCGCTCCGTGAACTGTTCATGGCGAAGCACCCGGAACTCCAGCTTTTCTACCGCCCCTACGATTTTGTTTACCAAGAGGAGCGCCCATGGCTGAGAGCCACACTGGACGGCGAGTTGTTGGACGATGATAACGACCGTGGCATCTTGGAAATAAAGACCGCCACGCTGAAAAGCAAAGCAGACTGGAAGAAGTGGAACGGCAGAGTGCCGGATGGTTATCTCTGCCAAATCTCCCACCAGCTCCTTGCAACGGAAGCAAAGTATGTCTATCTGTTTGCGGAACTGATTGGGTCGAGAGGAGAATCCACCCTTCGTGAGTACCTTTTTCTCCGAGAGGACATGGAAGACAACATGGAGTACCTACTCCAAGCGGAAGAAAAGTTTTGGCAGTGTGTGGTAACGGACACCATACCGTCAGCGCCACTGCGGATTTAGGAGTTATATGGACGAATATTTATACGAATCCGACATCGGATATACCTGCGTTGGGTTTGAGGTGAAGTTTGAGGACGGCTGCGACTTTAACCCGCAGAATATCGTCTGCCCTCCCAACAAGAGAAAAAGGGGGCAGTGCGAGAGATGCGGATGGAATCCCAAGATCGCAAGACGCCGTTGCTACCAGATAAGGAAGCGGATGGAGGGGGAAGATAATGCCCGCCAGTCAGATTGAATTTCAGGTGACTACCGACCTTGCAACGGTAGCAAACACGCAGATAGAAACCAACTTTGAGGCTGTAAAGGAGTGGCTGACGGAAGAGCTTGCCCCCTACGCAAGCATGGTGGTCACAGAGGATGCCATCGCGGATGCCAAGAAGACCCGCGCCTCACTTAATAAGGTGAGCGGGAGTATCGACTCCCAGCGCAAGGCCATCAAGAAAATCTGGATGAAGCCTTACGAGGAATACGAAGCTAAGTGCAAGGAGCTGACCGGGATCGTAGGTCAGGCCGTTGGGAATATTGACGGCCAGATAAAGGCGATGGAGAACGAGATAAAGGAGCAGAAGCGCCAGCGTCTCTCCGACTTCTTCGATGAACACAGCTACGATGTGGCGGACTTCATTACCTTTGATGACATCTTCGACTCCAAGTGGCTGAATGCCACCTTCTCCGAGATTGATGCCGCCAACAGCATCATGGAACAGATCGAGAGCATCAAGGAAGGGCTTGAAACCATCCGTTCCATGAGCAGCCCCTACGAGACGGCCATGCTCTCCGAGTACGGGAAGAGCCATAATCTTTCCAAGGCACTGGCGGAGGGGAAACGGCTTGAAGCGATTCAGAAAGCCGAGGAAGAGCGTAAGGCAAGGGAAGCCGAACAACAGTTCAGTGAACCCGAAGTCAGCGAAGAACCCTCGCCGGAGCCATCCGCCCCCCCTGTACAGGCTACCGCACAGTTCATCCGCCCGGTGGCCGACGAAGAACCGCCCAAGCCCAAGACCTACACTCTCCGCTTTGAAGTGGAGCTGACGAAGGAACAGGCGTATGACCTGAAATACTTCTTCGCCAAGAACAACATCAAATACTACAAGATTTAAGGAGGACACCCATGAAAGCAGGATCTACCACCGCAACTCGCGGTGCATCTGTCCGTCAGCCTGCCGTCAAACAGGCTCTCGCCCCTGTAGCTAAGCAGGAGGACAAGCCCATCAAGTTCAACGTGGCGGGAAAAGACGTGGAACTGAGCATTGCGCTGACCAAGGCGTACTTCTGCCCCCAGGCATCCGATGCGGAAGCCTATGTGTTCAACGCCTGGTGCGCCCACAACGGACTCGATCCGTGGCGTAAGGAAGCCTACCTCGTCAAGTACGGCAACAATCCGGCGCAGATGCTCACCGCCAAGGACGCTTTCACCAAGAGAGCCGAGGCCAACCCCCGGTATCAGGGAAGCAAGGCTGGCGTGGTGGTCATCAACCGGGACGGTCAGATCGAGAACCGAGTCGGGGAGATTGTCCTTGACGGTGAGGAACTGGTTGGTGGCTGGGCGGATGTCTATGTGAAGGACTATGTGACCACCATCTCCGCCGTGGTCGGCTTCCGTGAGCGCTGCCAGTATAAGGACGGCAAGCCCCAGGCGAAGTGGGCAACCAGTCCCGGACTTATGATCCGCAAGTGCGCCCTGGTCGCCGCTCTGCGCGAGGCTTTCCCCAACGATGTCGGAGGAATGTACGTTCCCGATGAGATGGGATTTGAGGAGCCTGAGGCCGCTTCCGCTCCCATTGAGCGCATCGACGTGCAGGATGTGGCCTACACCGACCTCGCCACGGGAGAAGTGGTTGAGCCTGACGATGTAGCCGAAA